GAATAATATAACTCGAAGAATTAAATAATTAAATGCTATCAGAGGATTTAAAAAATATTTCAGAGTTATATGAGTGTGTTCTAATATCGGAATCTCCTGATAATATTACAGTGGGTGGGGAATATTATGATTATGCCAATAAGGAGGATGGTAATTATACCGGTATAATTACTGAAAATGGTAAATTTGCAATGTCAAAAAATTTAATAGGACATGGTAACTTATTATATGAACTTAGATCAAGAGATGATATCCCAGATTTAAAGACAAACTTTGAATCTATGGACGAATTATATAATTCAGGTATCTTACAACACCCTATCAAATTTAGAATATGGTCAAAATTTGATGTATATAGTATGTGGGATAGATATAAACCATCATACAAAGCAGCTATAGATAATTCCATAGCTGCTTTAGATAAATCCCCCGAGGAATTTAGATTTGATCCTCCTGAAGGAAGAGGAGACGAAGAAAATTTCTTATCATATAGTGATTATGTGTTGGAAGACATAAGCGATGAAGCGCGTGAAGAGATTTCAGATGCTGAGCGTAGAAAAATACAAGACCAAAAAGCATTGGGAGACTACATGGCAGGTGGTAAGAAAAAACCAATTGATTATTCCGAAGTAATCGAACCTAAAAAACCATCATTTTATAGAAGAGAAGGCGATTGACATGATGATTACTTGAAGTAATTATTGCATGTTCGTAAAACCATTCGCATCTCCGTTTCCAAAATCGTTTTCTCCAAAAAAAGAAACGCAGAAACAGCAGTCTATTGTTGAAAACAAATCAACAAGATATGTTAATTACATGGCAGATAGACAAGGTTGTGGAATGTGGAGAATTGGGTGGCCTGAGATGCATCTGAACATGTGTAATCTGGGAGACAGTACTTCTTTAACAAGTATGGTTCTCAATAAGGACTGGTATAGAAATGTTAGAGTTGTTAAACTGCAAAGACAAGCATCCAATGAACAAAAAGAGTTCTTAAAATTTCTAAAAAGCATTCAACCTGAATGCGGTTTCAAATTGATGTATGAAGTTGACGATGTTGTCTTCAGAGAAGACATACCGGATTACAATGTTTATAAACCAGCATTTGATAATGATGAAATTCGCCAAAATTGTATCGATATGATCAATATGTGCGACGAAGTTACAGTTACATGTAACTATATGAGAGATCTTTATAAATTAAGAACCGGCAAAAAAGAAATAACCACCGTTCCTAATTTCCCACCGTATTGGTGGATCGGTCATCACTACAATTACAGAGAAATTGTGGATAATTTTGATAAGAATAAGAAGAAACCAAGAATTGTGTATGCTGGATCAGGAGCGCACTTCGATGTCGGAAACAAAACAGAACAACAAGACGATTTCACACATGTTATAAAGTTTATAACAGATAATGTTGACAAGTATCAATTTGTTTTCATCGGCGCTGTGCCACCTCCATTGCAAAAATTCGTATTTGATAAGAAAATCGAGTTCCATCCTTGGAAAAATTTGATGCAATATCCAAACTTCTTGAGAAGTCTTAAAGCGCAATTGTTTATTGCACCACTACAAGACAATAATTTCAATAGAAGCAAATCGGATATCAAATATATCGAAGCTGCTTGCTTGGGAATTCCTTGTTTGTGTCAGGATATGGTGACTTATCAGAACGCACTGCCTGATTTGAAATTTACAGACGGGGAAGACCTTGCAAATAAGGTTGAGAAAATTCTAAATTGGAAAAACCGATCCAAATATTATTCACTGGTTCCTGCGTTGCGAGAAATTGGTTCTCATAGATTCTTGGAACTGGATCAAAACATTGGAGCGTTTATGGAAGCTCTCAACACCCCTTACGGAGATCCTTCCAGACAGTTTTTAAAACCTTGGAATTAAATAATTAATTATTTGAATTCTGAATACTGGGCCAGTGTTGGTCGGAGTCGTTCAAACATTCCCTTTAATTCCTCGAAGCTATTCATGTCAGATGGATTATTGAAAAATTGAGTTTTATTAGTTTTATAAAACGCTATGGTTCCCTGTAAATATTTTTCAATGGCACTGCAAATTTCATTTGCTTCAGCCTTGACATTTTCGATCTGCGGATTATAGTCCTTGTACGATGATTCAAAATCAAGGTTTTCGTAAATCTTGCACAAGTCATTGAGGTAATCGGCCATAATCATATTTAATAGTAATGTACAGAAACTGCGTCTACAACAACCGGGAAAGATGTGTTCATCTTTTTACATGGGACAGCGAAGGCAATCGAGTCAAGTTCGATTTGGATTTCAATCCTTATATCCTCCTAGAGCATAAGGACGGGGATGCTGAAAGCATTTTCAATACAAAACTGAAAAAGAAAGAGTTCAACACTCAATTTGATCGAAGTAAATTCTTAAAAGAATCTAAAATGCGCCGAGTGTTTGAGAACATTCCAGCATCTCAGCAATTTTTGATCGATAATTATTGGCAGACCAATACAGATGATGACTTTTCTAGATTTCCGTTGAAAATCATGTTTATCGACATTGAAACCTTCAGCAATAAAGGAAAGTTTCCCGATATTCAAAACCCAGAGGATATTATTAATCTCATAACTTGTTATGATACGATTAAGAATCGTTATGTCACTTTTGGATTGAAGCCATTCGACACATCTCACATCAAAGATAAAAATGTGAAGTATATCCACTGCAAAAGTGAAGAGCTTTTGCTGAAAAGTTTTATCAAGTTTTGGGAGATGGATTATCCTGATGTTGTATCAGGATGGAATTCGAGTGGATTCGATATGCCATACATTGTCAATCGTATAGCGGTTGTTCTTGATGAAGAATGGCAAAAAAGATTATCACCAATCGGTCGAATTTATGAAAAGGTCAAGAAGGTTGTAAAATTTGGAGAGCCTCCGATTCAAATTGTGATTGAGGGAGTCTCATCCGTTGACTACATGGTGCTGTATCAGAAGTTCAAGCTTGATAAGCAGGAATCCTACAAGTTGGATTACATCGCAGAGGTGGAGCTTGGAGAGCATAAAATAGAATATGATGGTCAACTATGGGAACTGTCTGTTAATGATTGGAAAACCTTTGTCGATTACAACATCAAAGACGTTGAGCTTCTAGTAAATCTGGATGACAAGCTCCGATATATGAAGACCTTGAGATTCCTTGCGAATATTGGTCTGTCGAATATCGAAAGGGCGATTGATACTCTTCCCATCATGAATGGTGCGCTCGCCGTGCAAGCTCGTAAGAGAAACCAGCACATCCCAACATTTATAAGACCGCTCAAGGAGGGTAAAAATCCCGGTGCGTATGTGCGAGTTCCAAAAATTGGAATAAGTCAGAACATTGTCAGCTTCGATGCAAACTCTCTGTATCCAAGTGTTATGATTTCTTTGAATCTTTCTCCAGAAACTAAAATCGGGAGCTATGAAGAAATCGACGATCTTGTAAAAATTAATCATGTTAATGGAACGACATACCAATTAACAAAAGATAAGTTTGAAAAGTATATAAAACTTGAACAGATATGCATTACAAATGCTGGGTTTTTATTTTCTCAAAAGCGCAAGGGAATTGTTCCAGAATATCTAGACTGGCTTTACACCGAACGTAAAAAGATGCAAAAACTGTTTAAGGATTGTAAGAGTAAATTAGAGTCCGACACATCACTAACAAACTCTCAACGCAAAACTCTAACAGATGATCAGAACCGATACGACTCTGTTCAATACGCTTATAAGATCAATCTAAATTCATTGTATGGATACATGGGAAATGCGTATGCTCCGATGGGAGATGACGATATAGCATCATCTGTTACATTGACAGGACAGGCTGTAATTAAAAAGTCAGCCGATCTATTCGTTGATTCTGTTTTAAGCAGACATCCCAAAATATCCAAAAAAACTCTAGAGGATTCTATTGTTTATGGAGATACTGACAGCGTTTATATTTCATTAAAATGTTTGGAGAACTATGGTGTATCCTTGATGGATGGCGATTCGATCAATCCTAAATTTTATGAGTATTGTGACTATATCGAAAATTATCTTAATAATGGGATGAGCGATTGGGCAACTTCCGAATTGAAAAGTATAGATTCAAGATTCGTATTCAAACGAGAAGCTATTTGCGATGCCGGTATCTTTCTAAAAAAGAAATATTATGTATTGCACATGATCGACGACGAGGGATTCAAAACTGATAAGTTTAAGTATAAAGGTGTGTCCGTGGTTAAGACCACAATGCCTAAAAAATTAAAGCCTTATTTAAAGGAGATC